TGCATGACATTAAAATTTAGGTATGTATACCTCAACAGCTTGAATCTTATTTTGGTAATTGTTTATTACTTCTTTGCCTCCTTTTTTAACTCAAATAATATTCTCCAATCATCTGTATAATCATCACCACCATAAGAACATGATAAAAGTTTAAAATTAATGTTGTTAGATTTTAATAATTTATTAACTGTTTCCGTGAAGTCCATGTGATAATCAATCATATCAGGTGAATCAGGACATACCCTAACGATTTTTTTATTCATATCTTATTTCCTCTAAATCAAAGTCAGTTAGTTTTGGTTTCTTATCTTGAATAAGATATTCGTATTCAGCACAACCTATTTGTTCATAGGCTTCGCTTATGCCTGTCAAAAAGAAGTTTATCTGATCTTTAGATTGAAAACTGTATTGTTCTAACTGTCGATCAGAATCCCCCCATAGTATCCAAACAATGTGTTTTTTATTTTTCATAATATTACCTCTTAATATTCTTCCTTTCTTCATAAAGTTTTTCTCGTAAATCCCAAAAAATATTATCTAGTTCAGTAATTCCTAAATCATATTTATCTACTAGATTTGAAAAGTCATTCATTGACATTCCTTCTAGTTCATCTGAGATTTGATCTAATACTATTTCTTTTTCTTCCTTCAAATAGTTTTCAGTCCATTGATCTTTCATAATATTACCTCTTAATATTCTGTTGTTATATTTTTAATATAGGATTTTATAGGAATAAATCAAGTCCTTAAATAAACTTTTATCCCATAAATGCCTGTGCCTGTGCTTGTTCCTGTGCCTGTGCTTGTGCCTGCTATCAATTAATTTAATTTAATTTTCCTGAAAAAATTTTAGATAGTAATAAAATATGACTACCAGAGATAAATACCAGCAGTCATAAAATATTACTTTACAAATTTTACTTCAGGCTTAAATGATAAAATGAATATGAGTTATAAAAATCATAATCATAAAATAAATCTAATTGAATTGTTGTCATTTCTGTATTTCTCTCTCTCTACTAGATAATATTTTTTCCGTTTTAATAGCCATACAGATAGCTTGAAATTTTTTCTGGTATGATCTATCACTAGGATTTTATATATATAAATCTAGTCAAAAGCCCTATTAAAAGAGCTTTTGAATAAATTTAAGATACTTTCTTTTTATATCTATCTACTAGATTATAAATTGGTGTCATGTCCTCACTATAAAAGCAATCATCAACAAAATCATATATTGACTGATTATCGGATTTTTTAATTTCATCATCTGATAAAAAGTCAATGTGATAATCATTTAATGATTTTTCTAAAATATGATTATTACCATAATAATTAAAATCATTATCAACACGATAACTTATCGTTGGGAAATTGTTCCAATAGTCATTGCTAAACCAATTCCCACTTCGATAATTGCCTACTGTTTCATTAATGATAATAAATTTTTCTGACTTACTATCTAAGAAAACCATTTTATCATTATCAATATGATCTTCCAATTCTGACTGATAATCACTATTTAAAATAAGATTAGGGTTTTTTCTTAATACGGTTTTTAAATAATGCTCGTTAAAATGCCACGTATCAGAATAATTTTTGTTGATTAATGGTATTGGCAATCTAGCTCCATTGTGCATAAATCCAATTTGTCTTTGATCGGTTTTATAACAGATAAACGGGTGGCAATTTTTCTTGTTTGTTTTTCCCTCGGTTGTAAATCTGAAATGTATTGCGATCTGTCCTTTTGCATTTACTTTATGAATATTAAAAAAGTTTTTTACTTCATTAAAGTTTTTCGGAGTAAACTTATCTGAAACAAATTTATTTTCTTTATTCATATACATAATTCCGAAACCGTCGGAATTCCTTTTATATGCGGTTTCCATATCTTTAAAAGATAATGACTTAGTATTGTTTACTAAAATGATTAAGCACATTTTTAATTATTCTCACTTTCTAATAAAATTAATTCTTGGTTATCTCTTTTAAAGTCCATAACAAGATTTTTAAAATCATTGTATCTACTTTTAAAGTCTTCAATATGTTCTAAGTGACTAAAATATTCTTTATCATCAAGCCATAACAAAAGATTAATATAATCCTTTGTTGGATTGTTTAAAAGATAATCAAAATATTCTGTATATTTGATACTTTCCGAACCACTTAAAACAAATTGATTAATACTATGCACCAATTCAAGATTTCTAAAAAATGAAATTGGCTTTAAATTTGATCTAAATATTCTGACTTCTATTGTATCTGTATTATTGAAATTTATGGCTCTAAACTTGAAGTCGTCTCCGTCGGTTTCAATATCGCTTTCAATAGTAATATTATTTAAATATTTAGCATAGGTAGTTTCTCGCCCGGAAATATCAATTAAAAAACTTCTATTTTCTTGATTATGATAAAAAGCATTTAATCGTCTCATTTCTCGAACTGTAAAAGGCTCTCTTGAAAAGTGTATGTGATAGCCTGTTTGGTGACCATGATACCCCTTGACTTTCTCATGCAAATTTAATTTGAAAAAATCATTCCATAAATGGTTTTTATGATAATCAAAGTCAGCATTTGTTGAAACAAGCTCAAAACCAAGTTCTTCATCAAGAGATCCGTCTCTTTTACAGATTGCGTCGTTTTTCATTACGTCGTGAAGTTCCTCAACAATATCAAACCTGTGAAAATTTGATCTAACTTCAAGCTCTAATTCAATACCATACTTCAATTTTGATTGGCCATAATCTTGAAGGGCTATCCTGTAATTATAAGCGAATAAATTATAATCATCATCTTGCTCGTGGCAATCCTCACAACCGCAATTATTGTCATTATCAATCCACTCGTCGCAATCACTACACCAATAAAAACTATTATCTCTGCATGAATTGCAATAATGCATTTCATTAATATAGGTTGAATTATCTATGTGAATTATATCTTCGCAATCATCACAATAACAATAATTATCATTGTAGGCATGTTCGCTGATCGTGTTCCCTCGATCATCATAATAAATATCACCGTATTCGTCAAATTGTGGTTCATTGTAATAATGACACCAAAAGATTGAAAAACTTTCATCTTCTAATCTGTTGAATAAGATTTTAATAAGCGCCTTTTGTTTATAGTGTATCCATTGCACACTATAAAAAAATCCATCTAGGTTTTTTGATTTTCCAACCCAGTCAGCATTACGATTTGAAAAAAAGAAATTAAAATATTTTTCTTTTTCTCGATCATTAATATTATCATTTGATAAAATATTAATGAGTTGTTTTAAGTTTATATTCATTAGTTTATTTTCCTTTTCTGAATATTCTTTATTTCTGATTTAAATATATAGAAAATCCTATAAAAATAAATAAACATTTATAAAAAATTATATGTTTATCTATATGATCTAATCTTATTGAATTAATTAGTTTTATTTAATATTTAAGCCTTTTTTTAACTTGCCGAGAACCCTCGTCAAAGAATAAAGAAAATTTAATATTTATTACTTCTTTTTTTTCCGTTTTAAGAGCCATATAGAGCCTTTTAAAGTGTTCCGTGTATGATTTATAATCTATATAAAATCCTATAACAATGATTAATTAGCCATGAGCCGTGATTGATTAGTCATGGCTCATTGACACCGACCAACAACACCAAGAGGAACAACCAACAACAAGTCATAAAATATTACTATCGGTTGGCGCATAGATCCCTGCGCCGTGATTCGTGATCCGTGAGCCGTCATAAATTATTACTCATGCCTGCCTGCCAAAAATCGCAAGAGATACTAAAGGAATATGAAATATTCTATATAAAATAACAGATTAGGGGGTACCACCTAACTTTGATATTGTATATAGGTGACTATATATATAAATATATAGACAAAAGATGAACGATTTTCTTTCAAATCTAGGTTCTATGTCTCAGGAAGATCAACGCTTGTTCCTGAAAAAACTAGAACTTAAAAAGTTTCAATTAGAATCTGCTAAGAGTGCAAGAGACTCCTTTAGCAATTTTGTAAAATCCATTTGGCCCGACTTCATAGAGGGGGGACACCATAAAATCATTGCAAAAAAATTAGAAGCCATCAGGGATAAAAAAATTTCTAGGTTGATTGTCAACATGCCACCCCGACATACTAAATCAGAATTTGCCAGTTACCTCTTCCCTGCATGGATGATGGGGCATAACCCTAAATTAAAAATTATTCAAACCACCCATACAGCAGAGTTAGCATATCGTTTTGGTCGTAAAGTAAGAAACTTAATGAACGATCAAGAGTATCGTTCCATATTCCCAGAAAGTGAACTGCGAGCTGACTCACAGGCAGCAGGTCGATGGGAAACAAATCATGGAGGCGAGTATTTTGCAGCCGGTGTCGGTGGTTCGATAACCGGGCGTGGTGCAGATTTACTCATTATCGACGAC